ATCGATGGTGAATATCTACACAAGTATTCAAAGGTTAGGTACATGGTCTACGTTGAGAATGACGAAGGCACAAACCTATGGAAGTCTGTCAATGACGTCCCTTGTATAATTGAGTACGATCTAAACTTTTGATATGAAGACAATGAATCTTTTTGTCGTTAAGGTAGACAAGCCTATTAACGACACTATGAAAACAGATGGTGGTCTAGAGTTATTTATTGACACTAGGTTTAATGAGTTTGAACACAGACAAGTATGTGGTGAAGTAGTCTCTGCCCCACTGTTAATAGAAAATGATGTAGAGGCTGGAGATACACTTTACTTTCACCACTTGGTTGTTGTAGAAGGTGGTCAGAAAATCCCATGGGAAGAGAACCACTATATGGTAAAGTGTGACAAACAGTTTACTATTGGTAACCAAGCATTTGCTTACAAGAAGAAAGGTAGTGATGAGATCATACCTTTGTTTGGTTGGTGTTTACTTGAAGCAGCAGAGGTAGAGAAAGAAGAAACTTTTATAGAGATTGTAAATACAGAAGAAGACTTACCACTTACAGGGGTTGTTTCTTTTGATGCGGACTGCTTAGAAGACCTTGACGTAAAGAAAGGAGATGAGGTTGGATTCGCAAAGAACATGGACTATCGTGTAAATATAGACGGTAAAGAATACTACCGTGTAAGATCTGAGGACCTTCTGTATGTCAAAAAATAATTTTACAACAATTAGTGCCTCCAGAAAGCTAATGTCTAGTATGGAGGAAGCCATTGATAATATGATACAAGAGGTGAAGAAACCTATTGATCAAGAGATTAGTGGTAGCGCCAGGAAGGCAGAGCTCCAGTCTGTAAAACAGACAGCCATAGACTGCAAAGAGCTGATAATAGAAAGGCAGAAGCTTGCCGAGATGATAAAGTCTTTAGAAGACAACGGTACTATCGAAGACAAAAAAGACTTCGGTGGTGGCTTTGCTGAGAAGTACTCAAAGAAATAACACATTAAATTTAATAACATGCCTAAGTATAAATGTGATTGCCATAAAAAAGTATACACTATTTCTAATGTGAGTATTAAAGTTAAAGATGGAGATCTTTATTCTGAAGGTGCTGACTGCCCTAAGTGTGGAAAAAATATGAAGTTAGCAAACCCTAAGTCTGGTGTAGCTAACTTTAGTAGTAATTCTATGGGGCAGGTGAGCTAGTATGGCTGGTCTTGTAGACATAGAAGGATTTAGCGATACTATAGTAAACATCTGTCCAGATAACACCAAAGGGGAGGTTATTGAAATAGAAGGGTTGTACATTCAGCTACCAAAGAAACCTAAGAAGTCAGACATCTTATATCACGATAAAAAGAAAGCTGACCAAAGGTGGATGAGAGAAGAAATACCAGAAGCTCTCAAAGCTATTAGGAGTATGGATGAGTGGTACGAATCTCCTAGAGAGTTTAGAGAGAAGTATACTCCTTACATTGACCAAGAGTTCAAGCGTAGAAAGTATGGGGTGTGGTTTTATAATAACGGAGAACCTACATATATAACTGGTAGGCACTACATGATATTGCAGTGGAGTAAGTTTGACGTAGGTTACCCTTACTACTTTGTATTCCAGAGAAAACTATTTTTACACATGCATGCTTGTGAAGTAGATCCTAGGTGTCTAGGTCAGAACTTCGTTAAGTGCAGACGTTCTGGATATACTAATATGATCAGCTCTGTTCTTGTTGATGAGGCTACCCAAGTGAAAGAAAAGCTTTTAGGTATACAGTCTAAGACTGGTAAAGATGCACAGGAGAATATATTCATGAAGAAAGTGGTTCCAGTGTTTAGCGCATACCCTTTCTTCTTCAAGCCTATTCAAGATGGTACTACAAATCCCAGGATGGAGCTGGCATTCCGTGAACCATCAAAGCGTATTACTAAGAACAACAAAGTAACTAGACGAGGCGATGCCCTCAATACTATTATAAACTGGAAGAACACTGTAAACAACGCATACGATGGTGAGAAAACCCATAGACTATATTTAGATGAGTCTGGAAAATGGGAGAAGCCAGCTGATATTAATGAAGCCTGGAGGATAGAGAAGACATGTCTTATCGTTGGTAGGAAGATTATTGGTAAGGCGTATGTCGGTAGTACAGTAAACCCAATGGATAAGGGTGGTGAGGAGTACAGGGTTCTGTATTATGACTCAGATCCAAAAGATAGAAACGAAAACGGTAGAACCAAGAGTGGGTTATATAGTATCTTCATCCCAGCCTATGAAGCACTAGAGGGATTCTTTGACGTATATGGTAATTGTATTGAAGATGATCCAGCCTCTCCAGTCATGGGTATTGACGGTGAGATGATAGAGATAGGCAGTAAGACTTACCTCAAGAACGAAAGGGCTTCACTCAAAGGTAGACACTCAGAGTTGAATGAGATCATACGTCAGTTCCCATGGACCATTGAAGAAGCATTCCGTGATAGTATTGAGTCTAGTCTGTTTAATGTAGGTAAGATATATGAACAGATAGACTACAACAATAACATGTACCCCAACCCAGTTGTCAAGGGTAACTTTATTTGGAAAGAAAAAGATAAAGAGGTTGTTTTCTCTCCAACATCAAATGGTAGGTTCAGAATATCATGGATGCCAAAACCAGAAGACAGAAATAAAATTGTAGACAATAGAGGTAAGATCTTTCCTGGTAATCCTCACATTGGCGTAGGGGGTGTGGATAGTTACGACCTTGACCAGACTCTAGATAATAGAGGATCTAAAGGTGCGCTTCACATGTACAATAAGTTCAACATGCATGCACCTAGCAATATGTTTGTACTTGAATATGCTTCTCGTCCAGACCTCGCTAGTATATTCTATGAAGATGTATTAATGGCTGCTGTTTACTATGGTTACCCTCTATTGATAGAAAACAACAAGTATGGTATTGTAAGGTACTTTGAGCAAAGAGGATTCGATGGTTATCTTATGGATAGACCAAATCACTTAAAAGCTCCAGGATCTAAGTCAGTGAGAACCAAAGGAATACCTTCTAACTCTGTAGATGTAATACAGTCTCATGCACAGGCAATAGAAGCTTACATACACAGCCACGTTGGTGACAACATTGATACTGGTGAACCTGGTAATATGTATTTTAACAAAACACTTGAGGACTGGATAGGTTATAGGATAGACAAAAGAACTAAGTTTGACCTTACCATTAGTTCTGGTTTATGCCTTTTAGCTGCACAGAAGGTTAAAGTGAAAGAAGAGAGTAGATCAAATTTTTCAGATAAACAATTTTTTAGAAAGTTTAAGCCTAAATCTTACCACTCATAGATTTACTATATTTGCGAGGACATGAATAGCTATCAAAAGAATAAAAAGTATGGGTTCCCAGACCCTTTGGTATCGGCAGATATTAAGAAGTCTAAAAGTTATGGATTAAAGTTTGCTAAGGCAATCATGGATCAATGGGGAAACATGGAAGCTGAAAACTCTCTGTTAAGAAAAAGACACAGTGTTTTTAATAGGAATAAGCTATACGCTAACGGAACTCAAGATACTACTATTTATACACAGCTACTAACATCACTAGACCCTAATAATGGTGATGGTAGCTTTTTAAACTTAGACTTTACTCCTGTTCCAATACTACCTAAGTTTGTTAGGATTGTAGTTAACAAGATACTTTCTAAGAAGCCATACCCAAATCTTGAAGCAGTTGATCCCCTTTCTTCTTCAGAGAAAGATATGCAACGTAGAAAAGTTGAGATGCAGATTCTAGCTAAAGAGAAAACAGCTGCTATTGCTGAGAAGCTAGGTGAGGGAGATGCTAAGACTAAGAACATACCAGAGACACTAGAAGAAGCTGAGATCTTTAGCCAGAATAACATCAAGTCATCTGGAGAGATCGCTGCTCAGATTGCAACAAATCTAACTCTAGAATGGAATGATTTTGATGACAACATATTTAGAAGAGCAGTTCTTGATCTTGTGAGATATGGTATGGGTGTTGTAAAAAGAAGCAATGACCCTAACTATGGTATTGTTGAAGAGTATATTGATCCAGATAAATTTATTCACAGCTATACAGAAGATCCTAATTTTAACGATCTAATATATGCAGGTCACATTAAGAGCATTACAATTAGTGAGTTAAGGAGGCTTTCTGCAGGTCAATTAGAAGAAGAAGATTTGCAAGAAATAGCTAAGTCTTCTGCTAAAAGAAAAGGATATGATATGACTGGATTTTCTTCTACCAGTTATGATCAAAAAACTCAAAGATACAGATACGGCTATGATGAGTACATGGTTGAAATATTAGACTTTGAGTTCAAGTCAGTGGACTGCCTCTATTTTGAATCTAAAGAAAGCAAGTATGGGAATGTAGGATTTTACTTTAAGGGTGATAGCTACAAGAAACCAGAAAACTCTGTTTACGAAAGAGAGGTTTCTAAGATGGAAAACGAGGTTGTGTATGGAGGTACATACATTATAAACTCTAAGAAGATCTTAAACTATGAGCTTAAGTCAAACCTACCTAAGAACATTCATGATCTTTCAAGAGTAAACCTTTCTTACTTCCCAGTAGCTACTAACCTTGTTGACATGATACCTAAGTCAATGGTTGATAGCTGTATTGGTTTTGCCGATCAGTTGCAGTTGACTCACTTGAAGATACAACAAGCTATTGCTAAGGCTAAGCCAGATGGATTGATTATTGATATCGAAGGGTTAGAGAATGTACAGCTAGGTAAAGGTGGTGAGTTACAACCTCTTGACCTCCAAGATATTTATGAGCAGACTGGTGTATTCTACTATAGAAGTAAGAATCCAGAGGGAGGATTCCAGAACCCTCCTATTCGTGAGATTGGTAACTCAATAAGAAACATTAATGAGTTTATTGCTCTTTACAATCACTACTTAAGATTGATCAGAGATACTACTGGCATTAACGAGATGATGGATGGTAGTACGCCTAAAGGAGATACTCTTGTAGGTGTTCAACAGCAAGCTATTGCTGCTGGTAATAATGCTATATATGACATTACCAATGCCTCTATGGTGCTGTTCAAGAAAGTATCTTCTGATATAGTTAAGTGCTTGCAAGTAATGCCTAGGGAGTCTATCCTTTATAGAGCATACGAGAATGCAATAGGGAAGGAGAACACTTCTTTAATTACATCTTTTAGTGATCTACCTCTGTATAACTTTGGTGTTACAGTAAGAAAAGAAATGGAAGAGCAAGATAAAATTCTTCTAGAGCAGAACATACAAGTATCACTTGCTCAGAAAGAACTTGACCTTGAAGATGCAATTGCTATTCGACAGCTTAAAGACATAAATCAAGCTCAAAGGCTTTTGATTGTTAAAAGGAAAAAGCGCATGTCCACGAATCAGCAGATAGCTATGCAGAACTCTCAGATGCAAGCGCAGATTCAACAGCAATCTGCAGCAGCAAGTTCTCAAGCTAGAATGCAAGAGATGCAGATGGAAGCTCAGATCAAGTCTCAAATGATGCAGCTTGAATCTCAGATGGAGATACAGATAAAGCAAGCAGAGCATGAAATGAGAAAAGAGATTGAGATGCTTAAGGCTCAAGCACTACTAGGTATGAGATCTGAAGGAGAAGAGTTCAAAGAGAAGCTTGAGGTTCTTAAAGAAGACAGAAAAGACAAGAGAGTTGATAAGCAAGCAGCTAAGCAATCAAAGCTTATCTCTCAGAGAAAAGGTGAGAGAGGGGAGATACCAGAAGTTCAATCTGATGATAGTGAGCAGTCTGGAGAATTAGATCAGATTATAGACCAATTAATACAATAAGATAATGGCAGCTATTAATTTAGATACAGCGGCAAGACTTGACATAACTTGTAGAAAAGGAGATACATTTCAATTAGAGCTTGACTTTGGTGAAACAATTAATACTACTGAATGGTTGATGCATGTTAGAGAAACAGATACGTCTGAAGAAGATCTAATAATAGATGAGGGTGCTATAACTTTTACTGTTTCAGATAATTCAAGCGGCGTCACAAATGCTAAGTTAACAATCACTATTAGTGATGATAATATGGCAAATGTTCAATCTGGAATGTATGTTTACGATATACAAAATGATTTTTCTGATGTGACTAAAACTTTCTTGTTTGGTTTATTTAAAGTCAATGAAGACATAACAACATCTAACGAATAATATGGCAATAACTATAAAAATAAATCCACCCTCAGCTATATCTATAAGTGCAGCACCTATTGCTGGTCTTATTGGACCACAGGGTCCTGCTGGTGCTGATGGCTCTGGTGGTGGGCTAGCTAGTCTAGTTGCAGATACTTCTCCTCAACTAGGTGGTAACTTAGATGTAAATGGAAATAAAATTGTATCTACTTCTAACGGTAATATTGACATCGAACCAAACGGAACAGGTGATGTGTTGCTAGGAAACTTTAAGTTTGATGCAGATCAGACTGTTGGTGCAGGTCAAGATAATTATATTCTTACGTATGATAATAGTACAGGAAAAATTTCTTTAGAGGCTGCTGCTGCTGGTGGTTTATCTAACATTGTTGAAGATGTTACACCACAGCTAGGCGGTAATCTAGATGTTCAAGCTAATGAGATAACTACAAGTACTTCTAATGGTAATGTAAAATTAAATCCTAACGGCACAGGTGTTGTAGAGATTAAAGGTGATGGAACTACCAATGGTGCTGTTGGAACATTACAACTTAATTGCTCTAATAATAGTCATGGTGTAAAGATTGCATCCCCACCTCACAGTGCAGGTGCTAGTTATACTCTTACTCTTCCTAATACAGACGGTAATGCTAATCAAGTATTAACTACAGACGGGAGTGGTAATTTATCCTTTAAAACCTTACCACAAAGCTTTAATTTAAGTTTTGAAACACAACTAACCAATGGTAATTACTTTTATGGTAATCGAAGATACGGGTGGAATTATATTGTTTGGAATCTTAATGATGGTAATATGGTGGTTCCTTACTATGACCTTGTATCAGCGATGGTAGCTATTAATGATTATACAGAGATTAGTGTAAAAGGTATTGCTGGTAGTATGTTAACTTCCAATTCTATCTCGATTGAATTTTCTCTTTGGAAAGGAACTAATGCTGGAGGAACGGGAGCTTTTACCGCCACGCAACAAGGTTCAACACATACTGTATCGTATAACCAAAGTGATGAAATGAAACCACTTAGTTTTAGTGCTACGGGATTAACAATAAATGAAGGCGATTACATTTTCTTAGCAATAAAAAATCCATCATACTCAGTGAGGGAAGATATCGCCTGTTCCATTATAGTCACATTCAGCTAATAATATGAAAAAAGAAATAAACACAAATCCCGATACTTGGGAAGACATAGAATTATTAGATGCTGATGCAACTAATGAGGAGCTACTTGAAAGAGTTAACATCCTTACAGAGTATGTCAATTATCTGTTCAAGGGGCAAATAGGTATTTAATTATGAGAGATATAAACAGAATCGTATTGCACTGTTCAGCCACTGTAGAAGGTAAAGAGTATTCTGTAGATACTATAAGAAGCTGGCACACAGCAAAAGGTTGGTCTGATATAGGGTATCACTACCTCATCAGTCTAGATGGATGCATAGGCATTGGTAGACCAATAGACAAGCAGGGTGCTCATGTTAGAGGTCACAACAAAGATACTATCGGTATCTGTTATGTTGGTGGTGTAGATGCTGACCTCAAACCAAAAGACACTATGACTCCAGAACAGGAAGATGCTTTCAGAAAACTTGTTGTTTCTATTAGAACTTTGTTTGGAGAAGATATAACTATACATGGTCACAACGAATTTTCATCAAAGGCTTGTCCTAGCTTTACAGTTAAGGATAAGTTCTCTGATTTATACTAACTATTAAGCCAGAACTATGATAAATGAAAAATGCAATAACTGCACTTTGCGTCCTTTTTGTCCTTTTTGTAGGTTGTAATAATACATCCATAAGAAGAGCTACTGTTACTGATTACCATGCTACCAGCCGTGCTACAGAAGTAGAATGGGATATAGAGTTTGGTGAGACTGCTCAGATGTCATTATCCTGTGAGACTGTTTACATCACAGCGATAAAAGAAAGAGACGGTAAAATCAAACTACTACTAAAAGCTGAGAGATCTAAGTAATGAAAGCTCCGATTACCTTCGAGCAGTTTGTAAAGAATCCTACAATGGCAGTGTTCTTTTTAGTGACACTAGCAGTTGGATATCTGTACATTGACAACAGGATGAACTACACTAGCCAGATAGAGGCATGCTCTAAACGCACAATTTATTTAGAAGGTAAGATAGAACAGCTTTCTATGCGATTACACAAGAGTGATAGCATCCTAGCTAGGACTGCTGCAAGACTTGAAATACTTAATGAGCTTGCAGGTAAATAATAAATATATAATAGCTATAGCCGTAGTAGTTGTTATTTGTACACTACTCATTCGTAACTGCAATAATGAAGTTGACATAGTAGATCCTCCTCCGCAGTACAGGTATGAGACCATTCGAGACACAGTAACCACCACAATAACCAAGACTAAGATTGACACCATAGTTATTGAGATAGAAGAAACTATCAATAACATTATGGATAGAACAGAGACTGTGGTTAGGGAGGTAATAAAAGAAAGGGACTCAATGGTTGTGCGAGTGGTTGAACTAGAGCAAGTGACCAATATCTTTGTTTACGATACTGTAAAAGTATTTGTAGATATACCTCCAGATAGCGTGACAATTTATAGCGTATGGGAGTATGAAAGCTTTGACGGAATAGAAAAGACAACTAAGAGGGATACCTTGCAGAAGAATAGAGTACATAGGCATTACGCTCAGAAATACATCATTAAATAGCCAAGGTGTTTATTAATTATCTTTGCTTTTATGAAATCCAGAAAAAGAATTAAAAACTTACTGAAAAAGCACAATCTTTCTGGTGTGAATAAACCAAAAAGGACTTCTGGTCACCCAAAGAAGTCTCATATAGTTTTGGCTAAGGAAGGTGAGAAAGTAAGACTGATTCGTTTTGGTCAACAAGGAGCTAGCACTGCTGGTAAACCTAAAGCAGGTGAGTCTGACAGAATGAAAAAGAAGAGAGCTTCTTTTAAAGCTAGACACAGAAAAAATATTAAGAAAGGAAAAATGTCTGCCGCATATTGGGCAAATAAAGTGAAGTGGTAAAATGAACATGGATTTAACTCAGTATGAAATAATCATGATAATTGGAGCTCTTGTTGCAACTTGGGTGAAACATAGAATTGATTATTCTAAACTAGAAGCTAAAGTTAATTCTTTAGAACAAGATAACAGAGGGTTCAAAGAGGATCTTAAAACCTTGATTGAGGCAGTACAAGAGATTAAGTTATTACTCGCAAAAAATCAAATGCAATGAAACCAATTATGTTTTTAGTAGGTATAGTGCTTTTGTCTATAGTATCGATAGTAGTGTATTACTTTGTAATGTTACACAAAGGTGAAATAAAAGACGAGGATAAGAACTTTGTTCCAGATGCAGTTGACTCTGCTGCTAATGAGCTAAAGAAAAAAGCTAAGAAAGTTAAGAAAGAACTTAAAGATGTTGCTGATGCCATAACTGGCAATAACAAAAAATAATATGAAAGCTAAGAAAAAAGAAAAAAGCATTCTTAAAATAACTAATCAAGAGGTTGCTATTGATGCTCCTAAGGGACATCACTGGATGCTTGACAAAGGTAGATACTATCTTATGAAAGGTGAGTACAAGCCTCATGATAAAGCTGTAAGGAAAGCTAAGTTTAAACTTGCTAGTCACTAATGGCTAAGATGAAGTTCAACCCTAAGTATACTAAAGGCAGCTCTGATGTAGAGAAGCGCAAGAAGCTTATGGCTGAGATTTCAGACATATACAAAAAGCATAGGGGTACAAAAGAAAAAAGAAAAAAGAAAGGCTTCCCTCCAGCAGTTGCTGCGAGGCTTAAAAAATTAATGAAACAAAGAGACGCAATATGAAAGCTGTAAAAGGTAAAAAGAAAAGACTGCTTAAGAGAGCAGATAAAAAAGATAAAAGAGCTGAGAGAAAAATGTCTAGAGCTCAAGATCTTTATGCAAAAGGCGAAGGCATGAAAGAACAAGAAGGTGCTAATGCTGAAGAGTTAGGTCAAGGCATGCAAGTGAGAGCTGAGGCAAAAGGGAAGAAAGCAAAAGAGTTAAAAGAAAAATCTAAGGTTCTTCGTAAAAGAGCTTCTGCCTACATGAAAGGAGGCGAGATGCCTACTTATGCTTATGGAGGTAAAGTATATGCTGAAAAAGGCGCTATGCTAAAAGCTATCCTTAAAGATCCTAAGCAAGCAGCTATTGCTAGAAAAGAATTAGGATTATAACAATGAAGGCTGTAAAGAAATATAAGAAAGGTGGCAAAGCCAAAAAGGGTAAGGCTTTCAGCAACTTAAGTGCTGCTCAAAAAGAAGTTTACCGTAGAGGTCTTGCTGCTTATATGTCTTCTGGTAACAGACCTAAAGTCTCTCAGCATGCTTGGGCTATGGCTAGGGTAAAAAGTGACTTTGGTAAAAAGGAAGCTGCTAAGATTAGAGCTAAGAAGAAGTAAAATACGCATACGAAAAAGTCTTTATATTTGCAAATAAATAACTAAGAAAAGAAATGGCACTATCAAAAACCCCTAACGTTACCGCATCTATTACGTTGGCAAGCCCTAACTTAATCAATGACGCCCTTGCGTTAACTGTTACGGCTAAGCTTAATAAAGCAGGTGCGAGTGATAGCCTTGATCAAGTCAATGGTGTATCACGAAAAATTTATGCTGCTGCTACTACAGCAGATAACTTATTTGCTGCTGCTGACTACTCAGACAATAAAGCTCATAAGCTCTACATTAAAAACGCTTCAACAACTGTTGGTGAGTTTATTAACATAGAGCTTGGATCATCAAATACAGCTGTAGGTAGATTATACGCTGGAGAGTGGGCTTTCCTACCTTGGGATGGAACTAACGATATTGATATTGA